TTTTCATTTTTAATTACTTTTGTTTTCATGATATAATATAATTTGATAATTTAATAAAGGTAATAATTACCCCCGTTGATATAACGAGGGTAAGAATTACATTAATATACTCTTACTTAGTGAACAATACGAAGTTGTTAGCACCTTGTACACATAAACATCTTTCAGATAAGAAGTTTACTTCCATAGCATCTAAGTCAGAAGTGTATGCTCCACCAGCAGAACCAGTTAACCATTGCTTCATTCTTCGGTCGTCAGCTTGAGAAGCTCTATAACGAACGTGCAAGAATGGACGTCTAATGTTTGTTCCTAATACTTGGTCATAAACAGTAGAAGTTCCAGCAGGTACTAATACACCGTCGATAGCAGCAACAGGAGCAGCTACAGCAGCAGCTTCAGTTACACCACCTCTTGTAGAAGCATCGTTTAAGTATTTCCAGTCAGTCTTGTAGAAGTCATAAGAACCTCGACGGAATCCAGAGAATCCTAAGTTCAATGCCATATCTTCAGAGTTCTCAAAGATACCATATGCAGAACCAGCTCCAGCGTTTCCACCGTTTAATCCAGCTAACATATCGTCAAATCCTAAAGAAGTTTGTCTGTTTAAGAATAACATGTTCTCTTCAATAGCTCCTTGAGTATCTAAGTTTTTCAAGATAGCGTCAAATTCTCCTAATGCGTCAGCAGCAGCGTTGAATCCAGCTTCTTCATTTCCTCTAGATTTGATAGCGGCAAATAAACCTTCAGTACCTTTATATCCAGCTGCAGAAGCAGATCCAGCACCTGTTGCTGAAGCTTTTTCACCTTCTACTACAGACATTTCTAAGTAGTCTTCAAAACGTAATCTTGTTTCAGATTCAGCTTTTAAATACCATAAGTATCCAGAAGTTCCGTCTTCAGTTGCAACTTCAACCCATCCGATTTGAGCCATATCAGATCCAGATACTACGTATTTGTTTCTAATGATGATTGGTGAGTTAGAGAATTGTGTGAAATCAGGATCTACACTTACATATCCATCTGTTTGTGAAGCAGAGTAGTTAGGTGTAGTTGATCCTTTTCCATATTCTGAACCGTATACAAATACTTTGATATCATCAACTGCTAAAGTAGCAGTAGTCGCAGCTGTATAAGGAGCAACAGTTAAAGCACCTGTAGATAGGTTAGAAGCAGTAACAACACATTTTAATTCAGCTCCTAATTTGTCGATAGCAACGATTGTTGATCCAACAGAAATTACGTTTCTTACAGTAGCAGAAACAGGAATAGTTAAAGTGTTTACTTGGTCATTTGTTACATCTGTATAAGAGATGTGCAATCTGTTTTGTTCAGACCAAATTACTTGATCAGAAGACATTGGCATTTCAGCTCCTACCATACGTAAGAATCCGGATAACGTTCTGTTTCCATAACGCTCTACTTCTTGTTCGTAAATTTCTGGTAAATACTGCTGAGCGAAAGTATCGCTGTCTCCAGCTGCTGTTCCGTCGTTAAACTTTAAAAAGTTTGTTGCTAATGTTTGTTGTTTTTGAGATGGTACTATACTACCAAATAATGGATCTAAAGCCATAATAATTGTTTTTTTTAGTTAAATTTTTTTGTTCTTACTTTTAATTTTGAAGAATCAAAACCGGTAATAGCTTTAACTTTTAATCCATTAACAAATACATTTCCGCTAGAGTTTTTTCTAGGCTCAGTGCTTATGTTTTTAGACTTAGCTATAACATCTTTAACAGCGTCGGCTTTACCTTGCTCGTAAAAATGTTGTGCTATCGTGTCAGCATTACGCGCTGCATACATAGCTTTGTGGTAACCTTTAGCATCCGCGATACTTCCTTTTTTATCTAGGAACTTCCCTATAAAATTAGAAATGTCAGATTGTGCCTCAGCAACCTCGCTAACGTTTTTAACTCCGTATCTAAATTTTTTCTCACCAACGTTGAAATCAAAACCTTTGAAATTTTCGTTTAGTAAGTTTTTAGTACTTTGTACAAATTCGTTATGCCGTTGTTTTGCAGCTTCTTGATCTTCGTTGTAACGGTTGAAAAAGTCAGTGGCTTTCTGTTGGTCTTGAGTTACGCCGGGTCTCAACTTGATTTCGTCGTAATATTTACTCTTTGTTTCCTCTAGAAAGTTTCTAGCTTTTGCAACTTCTTCTTTATACGCAATTTTCTTTTTACGTATATCTCTTTCCTCGTCTAACTCTTCATCATATGAAAAATCTTCTAAGATTAGATTTATATCTTCACCTTCTAAATAAGGTTTTGTTTTCTTGTAATACTCTTTTAATAAAGTATCTTCGTTTATAGTAGAGTAGTCAGCATTTAATCTAACGTAATCTTCAACTGTCCCGCCAGTCTCTTCCATAAAAGAAACTAACTTTTCAACGTTTTCAGGTAAAGCTCTACCTGTTTGTTTGTTTTCTTGTACAGCTTGTTCTATCTGCTCTGTAACAGTTTCAACCTCTTCGTCGATGATTTCTTGCATGACTGAATCTTCAGCTACTACGCTTTCTACCTGTGTTGGCTCTTCTTCTTTTGCAATAACCTCTTCAATTTGATCTACTTTATCGGTTTTAATCTCTATCTTTGTAATTTCTGGAACCACTTTCTCAGCTTGCTCTAAAGTTACTTTTGGTATTTCTACCTTAACCACTTCATTATCAGTGACTAACTTTTTAGGCTTTTTAGACTTAGCCTTAATTTTGAAGTCTCCTTCTTGTTTTACTGTTTCTGACATAATATAATATAATTAAATAATTAAGTAATTGTTTATCTAGGATCAAACTGCTCTAACCCAAAACCTCCTAGATTATCCATACCAGCTGACTCAAAGTTCTTTGGTAATCGTTCGTTTTGTCTTTGACTAATCAACTCTGATTGTTGAGTTGCTTGTATCTTAGTTCTTTCGTCTTTTCTATCTTCAATGTCTTGAAGCTTATTTTTCTCAGCACCTGCTCTTACTTGAGCCAATTGCATTTGATATTGAAACTCTTCAGCCATAAGCTGTTTCTTTATCTCTGCCTCTTGTTGCATCTGTTGAATCTTAAACTGAGATTTACCCTGTTCGATCTGCAGCTCTGTCTCTGCTAATGCTTGTTGCTTTTGAACTTCAGCCATAGCGGCTTTTTCAGCTGTTTCAGCATTGGCTTGAGCCTGTGCTTGAATGTTAGCTTGTTGAGCTTTTTGCTCTTCTTCTCTTTTTATTTTTTGTCTATGCTTTAAAAACTGATTAGCTAGCTTTAAGTTTCTTATCTCTCTAATATCTATAGCGTCACTAAGAGCTATACTACCTGTCTGCAAAGCTATTTGAATACTTTTCTCTAAGTTTGCTTTTTCTTCTTCTTCAGGCTCTAGTTCTAAGAATATACCAAACTCATGCATGTTTAAATCACCTACTTCTTGAAGAGTGGCTACGTTAGCTGAGTTTATTGAATTCATTAAAGCTTCTTTCGTTAATGGAAAGCTTAACATATCCGCTACTCTTAGACTTATATTCTCACAGGTTCTAACAGTTACATACATTAATGATTGTAATATATGCTTAGTGGCAACGTTTGAATTAGCTGCTGCTAACTTCTGTAGACCAACTAGTGAATCTTTTGCTGGCATACTACCGTCACGAGCTTCATTCAATCCAGTTACATCACGTATCATCTGTAAATAGTATTGATACGTTTGTATTAATGCTTGTATTTTATTTATACCAGATGATGAGTTCAATTCTTGAATAGGCACTTTACCTCGATTAGGGTCTCCATCTTGAGTTAAAGATCGACCAACTATACTACCAGTAGAGAAGTACATGTTAAGTGCTTCTTGTGGATTATAACTAGTTCCGTTACCTAAGTCTACTTCAGCTAAACCATCAACATCTACAAATACACCATCAGGAACCATTTTAGATAATACCTGTTGAATTTTTAAATGCGTTATTTGAATCATATCAGTAAAACCAATACACTTGCTAACTAAACTATCAATACGCCCTTTGTACATTCTTGGCGCTGAAATAGAGTAGTTCATTTCTACTCTTGTTTGGTTACTATAAGGTCTAGTCATATTTTGAGCTAGCTCCCATTTAAGCATTTTATCTTGACCTAGTATTTTAGCTCCGCTATATAAAACCTCTATTGACCTTGAAACTCTTTCGAAGTTATCGTTAGTTGGTGGATCAAAAGTATCAGGCTTCTCAAGTGCTTTTTCTAAACCTTGATCTGTTTGTTTTATTTTAAATACTTGGTTTGAATAAGTTTTGTACTCAAAATATAATACCTGCACACTATCATAATTATCGTCTTGACCGTTATATTGTCTAGTATAATTATAGCTTGCAGGTTGTTTTTGAATTTCTTCTAGCTCCACGTCTGTAAGATTTGAAAACTGCTTTTTTAGCTCTTGCAAAGAAACAGATTTTACTTCTCCAACGTAGTATACATCTTCAAAGTTAGGATCTTCTGTATAAGAGTAAACTAAGTTAGCTGGATCAACGTAATCTACAGTAACGCCTTCTGATAAATTGAAGTCTGTTTTAACAACACCAATTCCTAGCACTGTTAAATCTTGAGCAACTCTCTTTTTAACTTCTTCATATCTGTTAAACTCAAGTATATTATCTATTACTTCTTCTTCAGCTATCTCTACAGCTTGCTTATAGTTTAGTTGTATGAATAAATCTAATTCATCTTTAGTTTCAGGTAGAGAAGTTGGATCGTCAGATGAAAACATATCAACACCCAATGTGTTCTTTATATCGTTTAAAAGAGGTTTAGCTTGCATGTCTCTTAAGATAGCACCAGCGTAATCTGTTCTCTTCTTTTGAGCATAAGGATCAGTTGCAAATGATTTTATCTTATAACCTTTATCAGTCATACCATTAACAACGATGTCAACGAATTTAGATAATACAGCAACAGGTTGCCAATCTAAATTAAGATAAGACAAATCACCATTAGTTGATAATTCATCTTTATATTTTTGAACAGATTGTTCTCCTCTAGCATATAGACGTAATCTGTGAAAGTTTTGCCAGTTGTTACCAAATCTACCACCAGAACCAGCTCCTCGATCTCCTTGGAACCATTCGTTCTCAATAGCTTTAGCAACTTCTGAACCGTATTCATAACTCTGCTTTACTTCGTCCGGTACTACCTGACTTGGGAAAGTGCTATTTACGCTTTTGTAAATCATTTATCTTTTTATTTTTGAGGTATAACCACTGTTGTCGTATCTACCAAAAGAGATTGATACTGGCTTTTTAGTAGCCTTGAAAACAGGTGTGTATTTATTTTTATTGCATGCCATTATAGCTAATCCAGAGCTTATAGTCGCATCAAACTTTGTTCTATTGTTTATGTCAAATTTTGCCCACTCTTCAAGAGTTTTTTGGAAATACATATTACCATAACCTCTTTCTGTAGCGCCTACAAAATCGTTTATATAAGATTCAATTGCTGCGGCATGTGCCTGTTTAATATCTTCACTAGAGTTTGGTATACCACCAATTTCTTTTTCTGTTGTTGATAGCTTAGCGTATACTTTGTCAGGTCTATTTATAGAAAACCCTCTATAACCTCTTCTTTTAAAATAATATAAAAGCCTAGGTTTGTTATTCTCTGCTAGTATAGGCATGCCATAAAATACGCAAGCCATTAGTATATCTTCAAAAAACATCTCAGCTGTCTGAGGTCTAGCGACATACTCTAAGAAAAACATATTAGCCGGATGATCGTCCATGCTAAATTTAGTTAAACCATGTAAAGCTCCTTTAGAACCCCTATTGTCTACTGTACCAGATATATCGTAACTATCACATCCAAACGCTCCCATGTGTTCATTTCCAGGATACTTTATTCCATTCTTTACTATTACACGATTTTGATGATATGCAGATGGAATCCAACTTACTAGAAATCTACCATTATCATTTGGAGTAAAAATAACCCTAGTGTCTTTAACACCATTCTCCCATTGAAAACTACCTTTAGTTATTAATTTACTATTTAAGTAATCTTCATTGTGATCTATTTGCTCGTATATCTTAGTTAAATTAAACAAAGATAACTTAGCTTCATCTCTAAATGCGTGCTTCTCTGTTCTAGGAAACTGACGATAGTATTCATTTAAACCATCTTGATCGTTCTTTAAACCATCTACTTCATTCTCCCAATGCTCTATTACTCCGTGCGTTATAGGTAATCCACTAGGATCTACCGTATCTTTTTTCGGTTTATCGAAGACAGGTAAGCCATAAGTATCAATGAATCCCTCGTAGTTCCATTCCATAGGAATGAACAAAGAATATAATCCTGAGCTAGTTTGCCCATTGCGGTTTCTATTTGTGACGTCTGAAGCATAATATAATTTCTTAAAATTACCACCACCTTTCTCCAAGGCGTTTGAGGTAGAACCCATCATACATTTTCCTACGATTCTACTACCTAATCTTAAACACGTCTTTGTTACTCGCCAGTTGTTTAATATATTATCTGGCCTCTCCCACTTTCCACTTTCATCGTGTACTAGTAGCTTTAATTTTTCCCCATCGTACGAGTTGTCCCCTGTGTTTTTCCAGTCAATGGTGGTATCAAGACCTTCAATTTCTTCTTCGACTTGGCCTTCGTTGAGTTTTCTTCTTGTGAGCCTCGAAGCTGGAACCCTGTAAGCAAGCTCGGTCTTTGGTCTGTCCATACCGTCTTGTATCGGTTTGAAGAAGAACGGGTAATTAACGCTGATAGGTACCACTTTATCTGTGAACATCTTCTTTGCATCGGAGCCAGATTTGGACAAAATCCCAAAGCGTGCATCGGTTGATATTGTTGCCATGTTAACGGTCTCAGCTGAAGCCATGAACGAAAAACCTGACCTTCTGTTCTTGAGATATGACATTCCATAACAACGGGCGTCTGCTTTACAAGCTTCCCAGAATATAAAGAAGATTCTGTTTGATTCCCTATAATCTGCTGCCCCAACATCAATCTTGGCCCACTGCAAGTACATGTAATGAGTACCAGTAACGTAAGTTGGCTTACCATTATTATAGAACCAAAAACCTTTTTCCCTCTTTTCAAACTCTTTGTCAATATATCCATACCATTTTTCTTTAAAATCAGTGGGATATTTTTGCCAATCAAAGACGCTTTTTATTTTAGCTAACTCCTTGGGATACTCTAACCTAGACCACATCTGCTCTTCTTTCTCATCTGAGCATTTGTAAACTTCTTTAGGCACCGCCGGTAAAGCTATTTTTAAGTTTTGTATCTCTACAATCTCTCCTATAGTTCCATCAGAACTTATAATAACCATATCATGGTCACTATCGTATCCTTTATTCCACTTTTTGTTTCTGTTGTTTCTCTTGAGTAAAGCAGGTTTGACGTGATCTTTTACAGTCTTTATTAATGTCTGAGTGTACATTACTTAGATCTACCTTCTGCAAAGCCTTTAAAAGACTTCTCTTGTTTAACTTCTTTTGGCTTTTCTTCCAATAGTTTTTCCTCTTCTTCTATTCTACTAAGTATTTCAAAAGCGTCGAAAATAGCTAGCTTTTTAGTAGCTGCTGCGTTCTTTAACCTATCCGCAGATATATCATCATCTGAGTCAACTATCTTCTCTTTAGCTACTTGAATTAATTCCTCAACTGCTTTTTGCCCAGCTAGGATTATATTCCTCTTCGTCTCCTTTATATTCATACTTCAATAAAATATCATTAGATTCCATACAATAAAGTCGTTGATCATCTACTATAAACTCAAACTCTCTGTTTGGTCTAAAGCCTACAAGATCTCCCTCGCTTATTCCTAGCGACTCTAACGACTTGTTACCTATTTTTAGTACTCCAATATTCTTTCTCTCTTTATCTATTGAGAAAGTATCGTTATTTTTTATCGGCATAACAAAGCATCTTGCTCCAACAGGATTCCATTGATCGTTACTCTTATAAAGATAAATTTGATCTGGTTGGCAAAAATATAGGTTTTCTTTAAAA